GATATGTTTTTAGTTACTTTACCCATTCCTAAGCTCCTTTATTTCTTCCTTATTGTGTTTAGTCTCATTGCGATTCACTGCGATGTCCTTTTGACAGAGATTGATTCTCCTTTCGAAAGAGTCATTTTTTTTGTTTTGTCTATCTCCTTTGCGTCCATTGGCCCAGAGTGTATAAGTAATCCCAATTTGAAACACAGCAACAACAGAACTAGCAATGATAGAGAAAGTTGAGTTACCCATGAATTTAAAGCTCCCCCTATGATGTGTTTTTGCAAACTATTGTTAAATAACATTTTATCACCTTTCTTAATATTTGTATAATATTTATATACTTATACAGCCTATAAAGTCATATTCATGCACATTTTTACAAGTAAGCATCCATTTTTGCTACCAAATCATCTAATAAATCTTGTGTCAGCAAACCCACAGGTGAAACACTATTCTCGACTACACTTTTTGCCAATGACAAACCACCCATGGATAGTATTGTCATAACATTCTGTAGAGGAATAAACACATTACTATTCTTTTGGCTCAATGTCCATTGGCCAATGTTATTGCCCGATATCCAATCTGCAAAAGCTATTGGCCCGTTAGTGGTGTTTCCTCTCTCTAATGCTTTTTCAGCCTTTGCAAGTTCGTCAGCATCCACAATATCTTTCTCGCCTTGGTTCATCTCCAAAACATCGTCAACAACGATTTTCCAATAATGCTTTTCCACTCCAGACACACCCGACATATCGGGATCGTGTATCCAGGTTTCAACAGGGTAGTCTGGCAGGTTTACACTTTTTCTGTATTCTAACGTAGTTCGATTTATTGCTTGTCCCATTATATCATCCTCTTTTTAAAACTAAAACTATCTGCTCTATATATAGGTTCTGAATTGACCTCACCATCATTACCATTCTCGCTAAGGTCAGGTAGTACTGATGAAGTGCCATTCAGTACAGCACTAATGATCGCTAATCTGTGAAACCCTAAAGACCATTCTGCCGTTGGGTTTAAACTACCTGCTATAGTAATATTTCTTTCGCATGAGGCATTTGAGTGAGAGCCTGCTACACCATCTAATTCTAATTGTTCTGTATAACCAGTTGGCGCTACATGATTGTCAATTTCACCATCTAATGTTACATATATATTTCTATCGCTAAGCCCTACCGTAACAGCCCCAGCTTGTATGGTTTGTATGAAATTCCCTGTATTAGAAGCACTATCTGCAATTGGTGAACCTTGAACAATTTGCCCGTATGTAGCGCCCTGCACCATCGTTTCACCAGTTGGCGTATTTGGAGCTTGGCCCCAATTAATAGTCAGCGTACTACCCGACATACTGCCTATTTCTGATTCATTTAAGTAACCAAGCCATAATAAATTATGGTCTGCACCAGCAGCACCTATTACTACACCTGCTGCTGTTTCAATAGCTGTCATTGTTTGACCACCTAGAGTAACCGAGCTTACACTTGCCACTGGATCAGTATCGCTGTATGTCGATATCATAATTAAAGCCAGCCTATCTGGCCCAGCCCCAGGAGTATATGTAAATCCGTTACTTTCATATTGAGTCTCACCCGTCCAGCTCCCAATTCTAGTTACTTGTGGAAACGTAACGCCTGGTGGCCCTTCGTTCATTGCCCATCTACCGAGTAAAGATTGGACTATACCGTCGTGGCCACGTGAAACATATATAGTCGATATTTCTTCGGGGCTTAGAATTCTGCCATAGGCTCTCAAATCTCCTAAGTATCCATTATATGCCCTGTCGATAACTTTAGAATTTCCTAAAAGAAAGTTTTGTGATGCATCCGAAACTGCAGCACCTGAAGGAGTGTTAGGCTCGTTAACAGTTACCGAAACTCCGTCGATATACAGCATGGGTTCATTAGCATCTGAGTCACTATCATAAGTAACAGCCACATGGTACAAAGTGTTTAATACTATTGTGCTATTATCAGTACTCCACCAACCTGACGATGTTACAAAATCTTGAGCAAACTGCAACGCCTCTGCTCCAAAGATATTACTTACAATAAAAAACCAGCCCTGTGGTAAAAAAGGAGATGTGAATCCTGATTTCTCCATTATCCTACCAGCGTCATCTTCACCCCATCCTTGAGGATATATCCAGCCAGTTAAAGTTCCACCACCAGAGAATAAATCATCTAGGGTAGCATCCGAGCCACAGTTAACAACGTCATCTGTGCCATCAAAATCTAGCATCAAGTAAACTCCACGATTATTTCTAGTAGTGCCCAATCACCAACTAAATCATCATCACCATCGTCAGTATCTCTGGCAAGTTCAAACTGATGTGTTGAGCCAGCCGTCAATCCTAGTGTAACAAGTGAAATAGTTTGATCGTCATATTGGAAGTTTTCATTAGTTGGAAAATCTAAAAGTGTCAAACTAGTAGCAGCAGACCACGCAGTTACTGCACTATTATCGGGAATCTCGCGTTCATAAACATCTAGTGCAACTTGCACGGCCCCACCAGGTGTCGATTCAGCACGGGATACAAAACTAAATTTAATATTTGTAGCGCCCGTTGGTATTCTTAATGTAAAACCTATACCTTCATCAGTACCATCGTCGAACAACCTTACTGTCAAACCATTATTGTTTGAGTCACTTGCTGCTGGAGCTAGAGCATTAACCGTCCAGTCTGCATTATTTGGATTTTCAACCATATCGGCATATATATTATATATTGGAAAACCACCACCGCCCGAAGCATCTTGGAAAGTAGGTAACGCTCCAGCGCCATTAGATGTCAATACTTGATCAGCAGTTCCTACACTGGCAATCGATTGATGGGCTGCTGTTCCTGTCGTCCCACCACATACAACAGCATAGGCTGTTGAACTACTTCGGCCACTACCACCATGGGCAACACCAACATCAGTGGCCTCCCATGTACCTGTGCCAATTGTTCCGACAGTTGTAATATCTGTAAGGTTTCCAGAAGTTATCCACACACCATCATTGTCAGGAGCTGTGAAAGTCCTAGTGTTTCCTGAAGCTATAGTGCTGGCCAAAAGAGCAATTATCTTTGTTGGGTCAGTATTATTAAATACGGTAAAAAGATTATCTGAAAAATTAGTTGTTGTGCCCCCAGCAGCCCCACCAGATACTGAACTTGGCGTTGTCCCTCTAAGGTCTACAGTTGATTGATAAACCCACGTACCACCAGCTTTTCTAAATGTAAGCCTACAAATATAAAAACCTGTGGAACTATCTATGTTAAATTGTCTTGGAATATCTAAAACATCATGCCCAGAAGTATCATTTTGAGCGCCAGATAAAGTATTGTAAGACCCATTTGGGATATTAACTAATAGTGGCGCGTATTCACCAGATTTATTACCTACTCCAATTAAAACTACATTAAAATATCTATTATTTAGAGATACATTTTGAGTGTCTACAGTTATGTCGTATAAATTTTGTGTTCCTAAGTAAGCCCCTCCGTCTGTGGCATGGGCATTTATTACATGTAAATCATCAGCCCCACTTGTATCTTTAGATGCAATTGTTTGTTTATGCATTTGATAAACTACACCAGCACCAACTTGTAATGTTACACTACCAGCGCCAGAAGTTGAGTAGTCATCTCCTCCAGCACCATCTAGGCCACTAAAATAAACAGCCCCTCTTCTTCTTATATTCTCCCCAATATGAGTCATGTGCCCCATCAAATCAGTACCAGCGACATGGTCATTCCAGTTTTGGTTGATTAAAGGGCCGTCCGATGCAACGTATGCAGCCGTTTGGACAAATAAATAAGCAATCTTTATATGCTCCGTACCTGGCCAATCGGAAGTCGATTTAGTTAATACTTTTGTACTTTTAGGTATATAAATATAATTTTGCTGTGGTGATGCTACAGTCCCTGCTGTTAAAGCAATAGTACAAACTGGTAAGGTACAATCTAGCACAGCAAGGCCGTCGCTAAACTGCATTGTTAAATCACCACCACCGGATTGCTCCAATGACATTGTAATGGTTGCACCATCAGAAGTAACTGTTGCATCAAAAGATTCTAAAATTGTTCCATTTGAATTATTATATATAATATCTTTTGGGGTACCTACAATATTGACTAGAATAACGCCATTAACAGCATCTGAAACTAAACATTTACCTACTATTATTGGTATATTTGGAAATTCTGGCATCGCGTTAACTAGGCCACCAGCAACAACACCATCAAGCCAAAGTGTATCCCCAGCCCCGAAAGCAGATGTATCCACATCTCTTACTAGACCAAAACTAGTTGCTAAACCTTCAGCGCCAATTCCGATATCATGAGTAACTACACCGATAACACCTTCGGCTCCAGTTATAACATTTGCTTGAGCTAAAGTAAAATCAGGCTTCCCACCTGTAGCTGAAGTAATATGTACAACTTGTCCATTATCAATTTGCGCGCCAACATCATTATTGCCTCTAACCCACATTTCCTCACCAATGTTTAACGTAACATCAGAAATATCGTTGAAAAAAGAAAGTGCATTGTCAGTATTATTATAATAAAGCAACCCTTCGCTATGGGCTGGAGCAATCAAGGCAGTATCGAGCTGTATCTTTACTCTAGTCCTAGTTCCATCTGCTCTATCATACTGAGTATGATCATCATCGCCAAGGCCGGCTAACCCACCATGGTCAATACTACCTTCGTTTACAGTTAGCTCTATATCATTAGTACCACCATCTAGAGAAATACTTAGGAGTGCATTTTCGGATTTAATTCCGTTAAATTCTAAATCAACACCAGTTTTTTGCTTGAATAAAGAAGTCCCTGTCCCAACATTAGAAGCTGTATTCCCTTCACCTGTACCAAAAAAGTATGCTAAACCATTCCAAGCTGTAACACCATCGCCCCATTTTAACTTGATAGTATCGGTTTCTAAACCTAATTCACCTTGAGCCAAAGTAGGGTTTGTAGCAGTCCAGTTTGCTGCGGTGTCTCTACGAATTTGAATAATGTCACTAATTTTACTATCCCCCTTACTTAAGCATTCCCACCATCTATATTTTGAGAAACTAAATAAACACTGGCAGCAGCACCACCATCAATATTTTGATTAGCTTTAAAATCAACAGTGTCAGTTCCAGAAGTACCAGTAATTGTAACACTATCATCTACTGACGTAAAGTTTAAAGTATCCGTGGCACTATCTGCAACAGGATTTGTACCATTAGGTACATTTATTGTTTCAAAAGAATTACTAGAGCCACCACCACCACTTGGCACTTTCCTCAGTAATCCTTTTTCTAAGATAGCCATTTAATCGGAACTCGGATCAGGAGTCGCAACCTGTAGGACTATTATACTTAAATCAGTGCCAGCTCCAGCACTTGAAAGTACAAATCTTAGCTTGGAAGCCGTTATATCATCTATAAAAATTCCAGTATTATCACTTTCTGTTAATGTGTCGGTTGCACTTGTTATCCAAGTAGCGTCACCATCATAAGGATTTACTTGAAGGGTTAGAACAGCACTGTCCCACGTGCCAAAAGCTAATACTTTTGACATTTGGTTTGTTTGAAATTCATCAGAATTACCGTCAGTGGTTCGATTCGTCATAATCTCAATTATAGGTCTATCCCTACCACCAGCCATACTAACTTACCCCAATGTGTAATTTATTGTAAGTGTTCCTTTTGTTGCACCTACTACAGCAGCCTTACTTTGTATTTGAACAAATGGCATTGCATTTTTTAAATCAAATTCATAATAAATTTTTATAGTGGCATCACCTAAAGTTTTTATATAATCACCGGCAGTCACTAATGTGTATTCTGTCGTGTCGCCAGCAGTGTGTCGGAATAGTAATTTTATTAAATTAGTAGTTGAGTCATTAACAGTGAATTCAACCCATAGTCCAAGGGTTTTTCTGTTTTGTAAATCTATTTCATCGCCTTGATTTATATAAACAGTATTAGCAGCACCTATATTAGAACCTGTTACAACATTTACAACTCTATTAGCCATTTTATAACTCCATTATTAATTTTTTATTAAGAAGACCAAAACTTACCGAAATTTTCGGCTGCTAAAGTCCTACACTCTGTAATTTTTGTAAGAAGTTGATTTCTTCTCTGTACTGGTATACCAGGCCATTCTATTAAAAGTTTCTCAAAAAACATCATATCATTAATTGCTTCTTTAGTTTTTTCAAGAAAGTATTTCCTGCCTTTAGCTGATTTTTCGATGTCATCTAGATCTACTTTACTTAAGGCACCTGCTCCATTCATCGTAAATTTGAACTCACCGGATATGTGTCTTGTGCTATTCTTTTTAAAATCTTCATCATTTAAATGATCAAAATTAAAACTTGTTATTTCTCTTACCTCAACATTTGAGCTACCTGGATTATGATTTCTATGTACAAATCCTTCTACATTTCCTTCGTATATAATAACTCTATTTTTCATAATTAACCCACTTTCCTAATTTGGAGATACGATGTGTCGTTATCAGCAGCAGATATTAGTATATAATTACCACCAACTTCTCTTGCCCTTGTCGTTATAACATCCCCTCTTTTTAATTTAACACCAAAAACACTTACGGTCATACTATCCCTAGCACCTGTTAAAGAAACACTATACCTATAAGTTCCATCTATAGTAAAATTATTTATAGCTATAGTAATAAATCCTTGTGAATTTACACCTGTTGCTTCCATAGATGCAGCGGTTTCAAGATCATACCAACCATCCTCCCTAACCGTAAACACCATACTAGGAACATTAGCTTCTGATCCTGTTGCGCTATAATTAGCTGTATTTAAAATTTTAAGATTTATAGATCTTGACATTAGATCACCTCCCCATACTTAGCAATAAGATCACTTCTATCGTATTGAAAAGCTTGAGTATATAAGTTATTGCTTATTTTACCAACAACATTTGTCAATCCTTGTTCCTCCAAAGTTGTTTTACCAAGAGGCTGTCTAAATTGTTTAACAAAATATCTTTTTCCTTGTAAAATTGTAGGCTCTGCTATTTTAGAAGCTCCAAGTAAATCTATATCGTATTGATCCATTACACCTTCGTAAACAGAAACCTCATCATGAGTACTTGCTACTTCTAAAGTTCCATCTGCTAAAGAATTAACCCAAAGACTAGGAGAAGCTTGTATGGCTAAATTAGTCGTACATGCAAAAACCATATCTATAGAAGTATCAATATACAAAGTAGCTTCTGAATTGGCAGAATCATAAACTAAATCTACCCTACATAAACTGCCTGATATTTTAACTGTAGATGAAGCAGTAACACCAGCTACATCACAAATTAAATAACCACCAGCGTCTGTATAGTATTGAATTTTTTGAGCACCAGCATTTGTTCCAAAAGCTACACCACCCCCAGAAACTGCAAAATTATGCCAGCCACCTATGCTAATATCTAAATCACCAGCACCACTATGCCCTGTTATAGCATCAGCTTGTAAATGCTGGCCAACAATACCCAAATGAGCAGTTGTAGCAACATTCAAAATCCCATTAGCAGCGTTGTACGCATCTGCATCATTTAAAGTATTCGTATTACCACTAAAATCTGAGTTATCAGCTAAGTTATATCCAGAAATTAGATTAGCACTTGTTATAAAACTATCTGCTGTGATAGTATGCCCACCTAATATTTGGTTTGAATCACCTATATCGTTAACAGTTGTAAATGTTTGTATTAAAACATGAGGTAAATTGGTTTTTTCACTTGCAACAATTCTAAAATTACCAGCGCCACTATTATAAATAAGCTCTATAAGATCAGCAGTTACAATTTCGCCACCTATTAGAGCAGTACCCGTGTAATCAACCACATCTTTTAGACCTAAAGCATTGACATTAACTGTTGAAGCCCCTGCATTATCTGCACCTGCTAAAAATCTAACCCTCATACCATCAAAGTATGCTGTTGGTGCTTGTTTAGATCCTACTGCGGAACACACATAGGCATCAGCAGCACCACTGTCAGTGTAAAAATCACCTCCGGCAGCATAATGAGAAACAGCCTTTCCAAATTGCGCAGTATCACCACCAGCTAAAGCTATACCAGTGTCTGTGACAAGATTTTTCTGCTCATCATTAGCACTATTATACTCAGCAGCCGTGAGTTGATCTCCTGTTATTTTCGATCCAATATTATCCATTAAATAAACCCCCTTACACGTAATTATATAACACTTTTACATTTGCTGGAACTAATTTATTAAAAAGACAAACAATAATATTTGTAAAATTACCGGCAGTAAATGTAAAAGGAAAAGTGATTGGAAACGCACCTGGCAACAAAGCAGAATCTATATCAACGACCATAATCCATTTTGCATTATCATTTGTTAGTAACAAAGGAAAAGTAAAAGGAAAAGTTAAGGCATCTGCACCAGGAGATACCACCACAGTATACCCAAAAGTTAACGCTAAAGCTTCAAAACCTGCTTTTGTACTTACGCCAAGAGCTGTCAGTTTTGTTAATATGTTTTTTCTTCTTTGCTCCTCATCTTCAGTGGCCACAAAAAAACATTCATCAGGAATACCCAATGCTGATTCCCACTCACTAAGGAGCTTTTCTGTTTGTTCGATATCATAATTGTAGTCTATTTCGTCTAAAGTACCTTCGGCCCTGCCGATTTCTAAAGCTAAACCGACTAGTAAATTTCTTAAGTTAGTGCCACTAACATTCTTTGCAGTCCAAGCCCTATCGTTACGAAGCATATTCGCCAAAGCTTGGGTCTGATCATCTGCACTAAATCTATTTAACATTAAAAAGCCACCGTCCCCAATACAGCTATTGAGTCATTGCCAACTGTTACAGTTCCACCAGGCGATGACTCTGTAAAACTCTCGACTCTATCATTTGTCTCTGGATCAACAGTATTCCATATTACATTATCGTACTGGCTCTTAGTCACATCTTCACCTACTATAGTTTGCTCCCTAAAAAAAGCATCTAAGTTTGCTTCTATAGCGTCCTGCATCGTCGTTGTATCTGGTGTCAATTCTGTGAATGTAAAATTAGCTGTCACGGCTATTGGCGATAATACAATAACATCACTATCAGATACGTGAGCAGGTTTTATCTCTAGTATCTTATCTTTTACAGTAGTGACTTCACTTGCACTAGGTATAATACTAACATCGTCATCGCGAGTAAAATATATTTTTACTTGGCCCTCATCAACTAAAGAATATTTTAAAACTATAGTACCCGTAGCAGGTGATGCAGGGGAACCAGCCACTATGTAAACTATTTCCGTGGCACCTTCAACCAAACACCTGACATTTGTTTCATTATATTCAACTTCATTAGAACCTTCAACACTTATGTGTTGTCCGTCGGAAGCACCATGTGCAGCACCAGTTGTTAAAGAAGCTACTTGGCCAACCCTAGTTATACTAGAAACTGAAACACTAACCTCAGTATCATCAACATTTCTAACCCAAACTCTTGTCACACCACTTATTAATTTCGCCTGGTTTACTATCGCTGAAGTATTAAAAAGTGCCACAGGGTTTTGAACTCTAAATAAAAATCTATCGCGAAAAGATTCTTCTTCTTCCTGATCAGCACCACCTTGCAAACCACCAAATTGAACAAAACCGTCATCATTTACGCCAGCAATTGGGCTTGTAAAAGTTACGGCATCCCCCACTATTAGGTTTGCATCTTGGCCAAATGAAGAAGATTGAACTTCAATGCTTGCAGTTGCATGTGTAGCAATTGGTGTCCCAGTTCCAGGAGTAGGTGTGCCAACTGCAACTGAATATGTAAAAGAAGTCGCTGTTGGAGTTGTTAATATTGTTTTTAAACCATTATACCCAGTTTCATTAACCCCCGATATTGTTGTTGTTATATTAGGAGATAATTCATGCCCACTAGAAGTTATAGCAGTAGCAACACCAGCAGTTTGAGTTAACGTAATTGATAAAACATTTGTTGATATTGTTGCGCTTGCTTGGGTGACTATTTCTAAACTATCTGAAGTTTGAAGCGTTGTACTTATTGGAACAATTGTTGTAGCTGTTCCTTGTACTGTTATATTTCCTGAACTTTGAGTCGCTGGGTTTAAAGTAATCCCAAACCATGCTGCCTGCCTACTTAAAAAATCTCCTGTGCTAGTATCCCAAAAAGTTTGTTTTAGTAAAGACTGTATTGTGCGATATACATCCCAAATTCTACCGGCCAAACCTTTAATAATACTATTCAAAAAACTATTTCTAAGATAAGGATTCGAAGTTGGTAAGTTCGCCTGTACGTCGCTATTTATTCTATCTTGTATTTCTTTTCGTGATTCTGGAGTTTCTATAGGCATTTTTCTTCTCTCCAAGTTTTTTGTTGTATTATATCAAATATTGTTCTCCTAGAAACACCAAATATGCCAGCCAATGATTGCTGTGTTAATTTAGAAGACGAATACAACTTTCTTATTTGTTTTGCTTTTTCCATATTTAATTTTACAATTCGTCTATTTCTGTTACTTCCCAGTACTTTAACCCATCTACAATTACTTGGTTCATAATTACCATCATTGTCTATCCTGTCTATGCAATAATCCTTAGACGGTCTTTCACCCATATCTTTTACAAAGTTACTTAAACTATTCACCCAACTATCACATACTTTAATCCCACGGCCACCGTAATTTTTATATGCTACACTTTTTATATTTGAACACCTATCTTTCATCAAAGCCCAAACATTACACTCAGGAAATTTTGATAAACCATGTTTTATAGGTACACAAAACCTACATTTTGAACTTTTCTTAATGTCTTCTTTCCTTACTTTTCGTTCTCTACCACAAGAACAAAACATATAGTAATACCATCTTCCATTTTCTTTTTTTAAATCAAAAATACCATTTGCCGCCACATCAATCTCCAGTATCTAGCCAGCTTTCAAATAACTTAACCTCAGTGGTATTATTCGGAGCTACTAGTTCAACTTGATTTGTAATGCCTCTAAAGCTTATTGTACCATCAACGTTAACTTCCTTCAACAAATTATCATCGATCATCCATTGAAAAGCCTCTTCTAATGTCTGTATCGAAAAATTTAAACTCTCTTGGTTAGATCTGGCATTTTCAAGTAACCAATACTTGCTGCCAACGGAATATCCCTCAACGTCGCTTAATTCATTTTGCCAAGATCCTCTACGGAATTCTGGACGCACTATCTCAGATGCACTTGCTCTTTTTTCACCGTGGACACTCATTATTATGGCTGTGTTAAAAGAATCATCAGTAGCAATATCCCCGTTATCTGCAATTGAAATATCATATACTCGTTCCGCACTGTCAAATGTTAAAGAAATATCAGCCATTATACAACACCTCCAGAAGCACCTGATACCGGGCCAGCAACACTGTCAACATAAGTTCCTGCCGAATGTGTATGGCTAGAAAAATCTTTCCCACCAATACTTGCACTCGCAGCCGTTAAAGCTCCAGCCGTCACAAGTGAAGCTCCTGTAACACTTCCAGTCGCAACAATAGAACCACCAACTGTTAGATTACCAGTAATATCTAAATCACCTACAATATCTACATCCCCAGTATGAGTAGTCGTTGCAGTTATATTTAAATTACTTTTAGCCTCTATTTCTATACTACCATCAGCTTTGAACTTGACAAAGCTTTGTTTTACTGGATGGTATATTACTACTTCGCCACTTTCAACATCTATAAGAGTTTTATTGTCAAATTCAATACCAACTTTGTTTGATTCGTTGCCATTAAGATTTAATAATAAAACTAAAGCACCAGATGGAGCTTTGCTATAAAAACCATACGGTGTAACTACTTCATATTTAGATACAGCCTCCATATAACTAGTTTGCCCGTCGTATGCAGTTTTCCTTGACAAAGTAACTAATCCTTTTTTCAATAAATTTTTCAAAGACTTCATCAAAGTACAAAATCCTCCCCAATCTCGTTTATGAGTGCATCTTTCTTCTCCCTACTTGCTTGGAGCGTATACGCATCTGGTGAAACTAATTCTAAATTGGTAAAAGTTCCGTCCTCATTTTCTTTGTACTCCACACTTTTTACCAGCATATCAGATTTAATATTAGCGTAGTCATCAATAACATTTACTAAAGTATTTATTTTCCACAAACCATCTTTATGAAAAAAACCTTGCACTATACAACTATACGTTATTGCTCTTGCCCTTCTAATATTGGCCTCCCAAATAGCCCTATCCCTAGCAGATTCAATATCTGTTTCCTCCTCCATCTGCAAAATCAATCTTCTTGCATCAAGTTTAGGGTTAAAACTTCTAACAAATGTATCAAAAACCGGCCCACCTGTTTTATCTGTTTGGTTAGCATTTGGGATGTCATCACCACCAAGGGCTTGTCCCTTTGCAGAGTATGAAAAATATCTTTCGGAATCATCGTAGACTGCAATTGAAGATAAAACATTATTCTCAAAATTTCCTTTTTGATTCAAAAGTTTAGTTCTGATTGTAGTCTTTGAGGCCCTTGTGAGTACAACATCACCATTTCCATTAGTAGTTAAGAGAATTTGTTTTTTCCTACAATGCCTTTCGATAAAACCAAAGGCACTCTCGCTAATTTCAGCAACTACTTGATTTTTAAACGTACTCAAACCAGGAACATTATTGACAATATCAATATCAGCTCCAAGCCTAGAAATAACCTTTTCAACTATTTGCTGTAAAGAAATAGGTGTATTAAAACTAAGATCACCTAGCACAGAGCTATCGATTAGGATAGATGTCTTATCCCTACCTTTTATATCTATTATATGATTTTCACTATTATAAGAAATACGTATTGAATCAACAAAACCTGTCAGTACGGGCTCATTTTCTATTAAAACCCTACAACTAGCCAATCTTTTCACTGGGAAATTATTTATAACATTACTAGTGGCCCTAAAATTAAAAATACCACTAGCTTGTTCAATCGAAGTTTGAGACCTTTTAGCTGTGAAGATATCCAATGGCTGCCCATCTATTTCTAGTATCATAGTACTCATGCTGTTAGTATCCTAATGTTACCACTTATCTCAGCAGGGTTTAAAATTTCACTATTTAAATTTAAAATATCCTCATAATTATCTGTAGAACCATAGTATCTATAAGCTAAGTCTGTTATCGGAGTGGGTTCATTGATTGTAACAGTTATTATTCTATCTACTGTCAACAATTCATTATCAGCAAATCTTCTAAACTCATCTCTTAAATCTTCTAGATCTTTTAGAATACTGTTATCAACATTTAGGATAATCGCATTGTACTGAGTATTCAAAGCCTCTAATATTTTATTTAACTCTTCATCAGTCTCATAGTCTATCAAAAAAGCAGATTGATAAGCTTGAGCCAAAGAGTCAACGCCCATATTAACATTAATTAAATCTTGATTAGTTTTTCTCTCAGCACGAGACACCGTTGTTGGTACAATCGTATTGCCACTAGAAAAATCAAACAAGGTTTTGAAAGCATCAAATGAATTACTAGGACTAGTAAACACTAGTAAAGTATCATTATATAATTGGCTAAAAGCAGCCCCTAAGTTAGCACTACTCCTTATCAAAGAATTAACTCTACTTCTAGCATTTAGAATTGTCTCGTTAAATTCGTTTATCTTATCGGCAGCAACTTCTTGGCGTTGGGAAATAATATCAAATGAATTAAACACATCATTCATTAAAGTTGCAGCAGGCCCAAAGTTTTCAGGGCTTACAATATCCCATGCTCCAGTAATAACAGATTCTACACCATCAAGGACAGCAGTTACAAGTTTCGATATTATAAAACCACCAGACTCTATTGGTTGTATTTGTTCATCACCAACAGAAAAAGTCATTGTAAAAGTTGCGACACCAATTGTCGTTAAACTTTCCTCTAATCTATAAGGTTTTGCAGTTACTGTTATACTGCCGTAAAAAGGATGTTTCAAAATCCCAGCGCCACTACTTTCTAAAGCTTTTATCAAAGCTTGTTTCTTACTGAAATAGCCAGGATCTTTTATTATGCCTGTGATAGTAAAATCACGTTGTAACTTTCCAATATCTTCTAAGTATCTTCTATCAGAATTAGGGTATAAGTGATCGATTATCTTTCGGCCACCATCAGTCGATAATGAACCTGTTGGTAAGAATTTGACTCCCTTAAAACTTGCATCAGTAACTCTATTAAAAATACTCATTAAAACTTACC